GCAGAAAGAGTTGCATATATGCAACAACAACAAATTAATTCTGATAACTTGAATTAATAGGTTGATTAATTATGGGATTAGTATAAGCTAATCCCATAACATAAAGTTATAGAAAGCGAGAAATAAATGAAAACAATAGCAGAAACAACAATGCCAAGTGGCTTTACGTTCCAACAAGAACTATTGCTTATGGCATTAAAAAGACAAGCAACAAGTGGTATGCTTATGACAAATCCAAGAGTGACTGGATTTTCAAGTTTTACTAAAGCTGTGTTGCATTTTATCAACGACAAGAAAGCACCTAAAACTTGTAAGAACTTATACAAGTATTTAGTTGAGAAAGGTTATTATGATAAATAATAAACCTTTTGTTATTACTTACTATTCAGCGAGTGATAAAAAGACAATAACAAGAAATGCATTGTGGACAGATAAATGCAGATATTGGATATCAAAATCTGGTCGTATGTTAATGACTTATTTTGATATAGATGCAGATGGATATAGAACTGCGTCAGATACATGGAGTATTAAATTATGATAGAAAAAAAGTTTTTCATAGTTGAAAGAATTAAGTACGAATATTCTTCAGATACTTATTCTATCCATGATAATTCAATGTATGATTTAACAACAGCAGTTAGAAAGTTGTTAGCACTTGATACATTGAACGAAAACAAAAAGACTTCATATCACTTACAAGAAGTATCGTTTAGTGAAGTACAAGAGCCATTGATACTCACTAAAGATATGGAAGTGAAAGAAGATAAACAACAAGAGTTGTTTTAATCTCGCTAGGGTTTGGGGGTGAGGCTAATCCCCAAATCCTACTTAATCCCATAAGGGTATGCATAAACAACATATGTTGTAATTGCATAGTGTGTACCGATAGAGGTACCACAACATATTGATTTTTTGCTTGAAAACTTTGGGGGGGCCCACCCTAATCTGGTATAAGGGGTCCCAATGTTGTACATATATGTAAGATTTAGACTCTTATAGCCAAGGTTTCAAAAATAGGTTATATAAAAAATATTATAAAAAATTTTATGGAAAATTTTTCAGGATTGACTCCAGAAGAAAGAGCACGACTTTTGGATTTAGAAAAGAGTGTAGAATTAGATAAAGCAAGACCAAAGATCAAAAAAGACTTTTTGAGTTTCGTCAAGTATGTTTGGCCTGAGTTTATTGAAGGTTCACACCACAAAAAAATTAATAAAAAATTTAATGATCTCGCTAGCGGGAAAATTAAAAGACTAATCATAAACATGCCGCCAAGACACACAAAGTCGGAGTTTGCCTCATACTTACTCCCGGCATGGATGGTTGGCCTCGATCCCCGGTTAAAGATCATTCAAGCAACACACACGGCAGATCTAGCAATCGACTTCGGCCGTAAGACCAAGAACCTGGTGGATCAAGAAAACTACAAACAATTATTCGACACACGTCTGATGGAAGATAGTCAGGCAGCAGGGAAATGGAAAACCGAACAAGGTGGTGAATATTTCGCAGCCGGTGTTGGTGGAGCAATTACAGGTCGTGGTGCTGATCTTCTAATTATTGACGACCCGCACAAAGAACAAGATATTAAAAAAGATAGTAAGTCTTTTGATAAAGCATGGAACTGGTACACGTCAGGTCCAAGACAACGTCTTCAACCAGGAGGTCGTATCGTAGTGGTAATGACTAGATGGTCTACAAAAGATATTACTGGACAATTACTCAGGGCTCAGGGAGAAGAGAACTCTGACCAATGGGAAGTTGTAGAACTACCCGCACTACTACCAGATGGCAAACCTGTTTGGCCGGAATACTGGACCAAGGAAGAATTAGAAAAAACCAAAGCATCTATTCCTGTTAACAACTGGAATGCACAATATATGCAACAGCCAACCGCTGAAGAAGGTGCAATATTAAAAAGAGATTGGTGGATGAACTGGGAACACAAAGATCCACCACAATGTGATTTTATAATACAATCATATGATACAGCTTTTCTCAAAAAAGAATCTGCTGACTTTTCAGCTATAACCACCTGGGGAGTCTTCAAAGATGATGATGGTAGGTCTAATATAATATTACTCAATGCGTTCAAAGACCGTTATGAGTTTCCAGAACTTAGAAAAGTTGCTCATGAGGAGTATTTGTATTGGCGACCTGACATGGTAATCGTTGAAGCTAAGGCCTCTGGAATCCCTTTGACGGCAGAATTAAGAGATATGGGAATTCCCGTAATTAACTTTACGCCGAGCCGAGGAAATGATAAACATGCTAGAGTAAACTCAGTAGCACCGCTTTTTGAGATGGGTATGATTTGGGCTCCTATGCACGAACACTACGCTCAAGAGGTTGTCGAAGAGTGCGCATCATTTCCGTTTGGAGATCACGATGACTATGTCGACTCCACAACACAGGCGATTATGCGTATTAAACAAGGTGGCATAGTTCGTAATAGAGATTCATACGAAGACGAACCATTGCCAGATAGAAGTAGATTAGAATATTATGGCTAGAAAAGAATTAGTAAATCAGATTGTAAAACTCTACCAAAAGCTTGGTGGGAATGTATCTGATGTTTTAGGTACTAAAACGAATGTTAGTTTCATTGGTAAAGGTGAGCCTGATATATTAAAAATGGATTTAAACACTGAGGCACTAGGTGTATTACCTCAGTCTAAAGCAATCGAAGAATTAAAAGACTCAGTTAGTTTTGCTGCTGGAAATAAATTAAATGATCTTCAAGCAAGTAAGTTATTAGAAAATATGTCTAAGATGAATGAGTTCTATAACCCACCTGCAGCGCCAGCGAACATTACAGACATGGTGACAGGTGTTAGGAATTTAGACAAAGAAGGATTAATGTCTTTAAGAAAAAGAGGAGAAGAAGTTCCTTTCCCTGAAGTAGAAGATTTACCACCCCCAGGTTCACGTGGTGGACCAGATGATATTGCAGCGCCATTTACAGGTGCAGGTTTAGAGGCGATCAAGTCTGTTAAGAATAATAGTTTAATTGTAAATGACTTAGTAGATAAAGTTTATCAAATGTCAGGTGTTGCAGAAAATGCAAAACCAGTAGCAAGAGCAAACGCTAGAGATTTTTTAAACAGAGTAAAAGATTTAGAAGACCCAGAGTTTCCAGGTGGCACAACTCTATCAGGGGTTATGGAACCAGATGATTTAAAATTTGCAACCGAAGGCGGTGGTGGTGGATTAGGAGATCCATTATTACTTGTTCAAAAATACTTTGGACCAAAAGTTGCATCGGCAGTTGCAAAGTTAGACTCACCAGATGACATACAAGAGTTTGCAGAAAATTTAGTTAAGATAAAAGATGCAAAAGGTAATTCAGTAACTAGTAGATATTTTGATCCCGAGTCCATTAGCTTCGATGATTTTGAATTTGCAGAAGGTGGACGTGTACCGATGTTTATGGGTGGTGCTGCAAGAATAGGTTATCAAGCTTTACGTAAGTATGGTATCGAAGCAGATGACATTACAAGACTATTCAAAAGTTTAGCAACAGATAAAAGTTTAGTTGGAAAAGAGAAAACAGAATATTTTAGAAACCTGCACAAGGTATTAAAAAATCCTGATGACTACCCAGATGGCATTAGAGAAATACAAATACAATTAGGCATAGACATTCCAGGACTTAAAAGCGGTGGTCTTGCCGGCATCCTGGAGGTGTAATGCCAAGAAGTGCAGAATTACAAGTTGTATTTGATAAATTTGTCGAAGCTTTAAAAAAATATAAAGGTAAAACTGTAGGGACTGCCGAACTATCAGAATTAGTTAAAAAAATATACGGCGATAAGTTAGGAAAAAATACACCTGCTAAACAATTAGGTAATTTAAGAGCCTCCAATCCAGAAATTTTTAAAGATATAAAAATAGATTACTCGATAAAAGGACAAGGGCCTTGGAATAAGGCATGGGAAAATGATCCTGAATTTAGAAAATTTTTTAAAAAGAAAAGACCTGGAGTTGTTTGGGGAGATTTGACTACAGCTCAAAGAGATATAAAATCTAACACATATAACTCTTATGTATATGAAAAAGCAAAATTAAAAACTATTCCTAAAAATTACATACCCTTTAATGAACTATTAGAAAAACTAGGTGTTAAGAAAGATAGTTTTAAAGAATATGAAAGTAATAGAAAAGGAAATTATAGCGACCTTCAAAAGAAAATAAAAAAACTTTTTAATAAAAAAAATTTTAAAAAAGAAATTTTTTATAAAGATCCATCTCCAAAAGACATAAGTGAATTTAACACAGCTGTTTCTGAAATGCAAAAACAAGGAATTCAAAAAATGTCAGAGAAAAAAAGTGCTGGTTCTATTGAACCTTTAAAAGCAATCCATAGAGAATTAATATTAGATCCCGATGCAAGACCTACAGAACTTGCAGAAGCTATTTATGGAAAAGCAAATGCTCAAAATTTAAAAAACATTGGAAACGATGCGTCTAAGTATACAGAGTTTTTAACAGGTTCTAGATCAGTACCAGGAATAACAGCTCCTTCTATACAAAAAACTGAAGACATACTTGGAAATATTTTAATGCCTGGAAGTGGATTTTTTAATTTTGGAAATGCTGAAAGAAGAAATGCAATGTTAAGAGAACGAGATAAAATTTTAGGAATTACCGATAGAAGTAATAAATTGTTTTCTACGAGACTTCGTTTAATGAAAAAATTAAAAGGACAGGGTTTCAATATTGATGAGGCAATGGGGCTTTCAGCTACATACGAAAGAGCTCCGGGTTATTCAGAGCTGGCACAACTTACAAAACCAGAGGTAAATTATTTAAAAGGAAATACTATTGATAAAGATTTTTCTAGAGTTTTTGAAAAGGTTGTTAGAGGCGATAAAAATATTGGTGACGAAATAAAAAGATTTAATCAGGACTCAAGGGCGTTTCAAAAAAATTATGGTATTGATACACCTATCATAGAATACAAACCTGGAGAAAAATTAGATGCGTCTAAGTTTGTAAAAAATTTTGATAAGCTGACACCAGAAGCACAAGGAAATATATCTCAACTCGCAGATCAAGGAATTGTTTTAAGATCAAAAGCAATGCCAATGAAAGCTTTATTAGCTGCTGTTGAAAAAGCACCTCAGGCATGTAGAACAATTTTAAATTATCAAACAGGGGGTATTTCTGCAACTTGTGCAGAAGCCATACAAAAAGATCCAGTTGGTGCTGCAGAGAAATTAAAAAATTTGGATGCACAAAGTGGACCACTTGCAAAAGTTAAAAACGCAGCAACAGGTTTTTTAAAGTCAGGTGGTTTTAAAACATTTGGTGCCGGTGCAGCTGTAGGAACAGCAATAGGATTAGTCAAAGCATTTAGAAATGATGATCCAACAACTTATTTATCAAACGAAGATCAACAGAAAAGTATGTTAGTTGATATGGCAACACAACCTATTACAACAGACTTTGAAAGACCTGCAATATTAGATTATCAATTACCTGCATTAGGTGCAACACTTGCAGGAACAACGGCACTTGCCGCGCCATCAACAATCAAAGCAAGTAAATCAAGAGCACTTGGTATTGAAAGAAAACCAAAAGGTTTTGTAAAAACAGGTGCAAGAGTTTTAGGAAGAGGACTTGGAGTTGCAGCATCACCTGCATTACTAGCACCGTTTATGGCGGGAGATATTGCTAGTCAGGTTGCAGAAGGAGATTCAATTACAGATATTGCAACAGATCCATTAAATTATACTTATCCAATATTTGCTGAACAAACAGATAAATTAACTAGAGGGTTAAACCCAACACTTAGAAAAGCTGCTAGATTAGGCTTACCAAAAGTAGCTCTTCGAGGTTTGTCTAGACTAGGAATAGGTGGACTAGGTGCCTCTTTAGCTATACAAGGATTAGGATTATTAGATGACTAAAAAATTAACAACCACAGTTCCACCTCTTAGAGGACCTAACCCACAGGGGTTGAATGTTCCTGGAAAAAAGATTATAGTAGTAAAGAACTCGGAGAAAAATAATGGCAGATATAGACAAAGCTTTACCGAACGTAGAGCAGGAAATAAAATTACCTAGCGAAGAAGAGATAGTAGAAGCTTCTCAAGATAATATTGAAGAACAAGTTGGACCAGAAGATATTCAGGTCGAACAAGATGAAGATGGTGGTGCTACAATCACTTTTGATCCTGAAGCTGTAAACCAGCCAGGAACTAACGAACACTTTGACAATTTAGCAGACTTACTTCCTGAAGAAGTTTTAGGTAAATTAGGTTCTGAACTTTTTGAAAACTACACACAGTACAAAGCATCAAGAAAAGATTGGGAAGATGCATATACAAAAGGTTTAGATTTATTAGGATTTAAATACGAGACAAGATCTCAACCATTCTCAAATGCAAGTGGTGCAACCCACCCTGTATTAGCAGAAGCGGTAACACAGTTTCAAGCACAAGCTTACAAAGAATTACTCCCAGCGACTGGTCCGGTACATACTCAAATTATGGGTATACCAAGTAGACAAAAAGAAGAGCAGTCAACAAGAGTAAAAAATTTCATGAACTATCAACTCATGAACGTGATGAAAGAGTATGAACCCGAGTTCGATCAGTTACTTTTTTATCTCCCTCTTAGCGGCTCTGCTTTCAAGAAAATTTATTATGATGAAATTCTTGACAGAGCCGTGTCCAAATTTGTTCCGGCAGATGATCTGATAGTTCCATACACTGCAACATCTTTAGAAGATGCAGATTCAATCATACATGTTCTAAAAATGTCAGAAAATGAATTAAGAAAAAAACAAGTATCTGGTTTCTATAGAGACATAGAAATTACACCAGGTTATGCACAAGAAACAGAAGTAGAGAAAAAAGAAAGAGAACTAGAGGGAGTTAGAAAAACTAGGGACGAACAAGTGTTCACTATTCTAGAAGTACATACTAATCTTGATCTAGAAGGTTTTGAAGACAAGGACGAAGAACAGAATCCGACAGGAATCAAACTTCCTTACATTGTAACTTTAGATACATCTTCAAGAGAAGTTTTGTCAATTAGAAGAAACTATAAACCAGAAGACCCAACAAAAAGTAAAGTAGAATATTTTGCACATTTTAAATTTTTACCAGGACTAGGTTTTTATGGTTTTGGTTTAATTCACATGATCGGTGGATTATCACGAACTGCAACGAATGCACTTAGACAATTATTAGATGCTGGTACGTTTTCAAATATGCCAGCTGGATTCAAACAAAGAGGTATTCGTGTTAGAGATGAAGCGCAATCGATTCAACCTGGAGAGTTTAGAGATGTAGATGCACCTGGAGGAAATATCAGAGATGCATTTATGCCTTTACCTTTCAAAGAACCATCAGCAACATTATTACAATTAATGGGAATAGTGGTTCAAGCAGGACAACGATTTGCCGCCATAGCTGACATGCAGGTCGGTGACGGCA